TAACCGCTCAGTACGAGTCTGAGATCGAGGACATCAAGCGTCAGCAAGACGTTGTGAAGATCGCGCTCAAAGACCAGATGCTCAAGCTAGGCGTATCAAGTGTACGCACAGACCAAGGCACAGTAGTGCTGTCTACCAAGACACGCTACAACACACAAGACTGGGACTCTTTTAAAGAGTTCATCAAGGAACACGATGCGTTGGACTTGTTGGAGAAGCGTATTGCGCAGACCAACATGGCGACGTTCTTGTCTGAGAACCCCAGTCTAGTTCCCGCAGGGCTTAACTCTATGACAGAGTACGCCATTTCAGTTCGTAAACCAACTAAGTAATCAGGAGAAAACTATGAGCAATGTAGCTCTATTCAACCCATCCCAAGCCCCCGCGTTCGCAAAGAACCGCACAGCCCTGTCCCCTATTGCCCGAGCCCTAGCCGGTGGTGCAGTTGGTGGCGGCACTAAGAGCATCTCCATCAAAGGCGGTGTGTTTCGTTTGAACGAAGGTGGCAAAGAGATTGCCGCTATCGAAGAGCGCTACCTCGACGTAGTGATCGTCAATGCCGCGCCTGATGTTTCACGCGTGTTCTATGCCAAGGCTTACGATGGTGAAGCCAGCGCTCCCGACTGCTGGTCACAAAACGGCAAGGTGCCTAGCCCCGAGGCAAGCAACCCACAGCACAACAAGTGCGATGGATGCCCACAGAACATCGCAGGCTCAGGTCAAAACAACAGCCGCGCTTGCCGCTTCCAACAACACATTGCTGTAGTGTTGGCCAATGATATGGAGGGCTCTGTGCTCAAGCTGACTGTGCCTGCCAAGTCTGTGTTCGGTAAAGAAGAAGGCGACAACCGCGCTCTGCAAGCGTACGCTCGTCACTTGGGTGCGCAGAACATTGACCCATCTGAGGTCATCACCCGTATGAAGTTCGACACCAAGTCTGAAGCGCCCAAGCTGTTCTTCAAGGCTATGCGTTGGTTAACTGACGACGAGTTCCCAACCATTCAGCAACAAGGCAAGACAGACGCCGCTGTTAAAGCCGTAGTAATGGCTTTCTCCAAGACAGATAGCGTTGCCGCTCCCGCACCTCTCAAGTTAGAAGGCAAGCGCCCTGCCCCTGTGGTCGAGGAAGAGGAAGCACCCGCACCAAAGGCTAAGACCAAGGCCAAGCCTGCCCCTCTACCCGCAGAAGATGACGAGGAACCCGTAGTCCGCAAGGAAGATAAGAAGCCCAACGCTGTGCCCAAGGCCAAGGCTGACTTGTCTGCCATGGTGGACGACTGGGATGAAGCGGAATAAGGAGTAGATGATGAAACTTATGACGCGTGACTCTACACCAAGAGAGTTTCAAAAGGTTTACCGCAAGGGCGATGTTGTCTACGTTCCACACTTTCGTAGCCACGATGTGTTTGTAGGCCCCGGATACCCCCGCTTCACAAAACAACGCTACAGCGAGTTTGAACTCGTTAGAGCAGGCGCTGTGCAAGAAAGCATGCCTTTGTGGACAAGAGGTAGATACGGAACAGTGGACGAGCGCAAACCTTAAATATCGGGGGGAACGTCGTGCAACGGCTTTTATGCTTGCGGACGAGCGGCTAGTACCCCCACCTACACCATGCCATATTCACCACAAGTAATTAGCGCAGTCAAAAAAGCGCCTAAGACGTTGGGCAACCAACTCGGGCGATGGGCTGTGCATCTCGACTTCCCCGTCACGAAACTAGCAAAGGTAACAGGAGCCTCTCGGCAATCTGTTTACAACTGGTTCAATGGCGGTGAAGTCTTCGTGGCTTATCGACCAACAGTCGAAGCTGTCCTTAAAATTTTACAGTCGTCCAGTACGGGCGAAGAAGCTTGGAGAAAAACATGCAAGGCATTCAACCTAAAGACCTGACAGACGAAGAACTGTTGCGCTACGTATACCTGATGGGCAACGAGAACCTGCCGAAAGAGTGGGTTGAAGAGCTTTGCGTGCGCTTGGCCAGAGCCATCGACCGAGATTTATAAACCAAAGGACAAACATGACATCCGCTGAGTTTTTAGCGGTGGTTTTGCCGTCCGAAGGTTTCGGCCTTTACTGCGCGGTAGAACTCACAAAGAAGAAAGAGCATGTATATGCGGCAAAAATTGAAGAACTCATCCCGACGATCGAGCAGTGGCACGCCAACAACTACGACGTCTTCTATGGCGTAGCTACCTTTGACAAGAAGCGCGGCGCTGAGGAAGCTCAGTACCTCAAAGCTTTCTTTGTTGACTTGGATGGCTACGCTACCAAGAAGGCGGCGGCTGACGCACTGGTTCAGTTTCTCCAAGATTCTGGGCTTGACTCCCTTGGTACGCCATGGGTGGTTGACTCAGGCGGGGGCTTGCATTGCTACTGGCCGCTCAAGGATGAGATTCCTGCGGCTGTTTGGAAACCTGTTGCTGAGAACTTAAAGCGTCTGTGCAAACAGGAAGGCTTCAACATCGACATGACGGTGACTGCGGACACTGCGCGTATCTTGCGTGTGCCCGGAACTGCCAACAACAAGAAGAAGTACGCGACACCACGCCCTGTCCGAATAGTCCAAGAGGGTGACATTTTTGACTTTTCGACTTTTTCGCCACTTGTTTACGAGAAGCTTGAGGAGGTGCCTGCACCCCCTGCGCCCAAGTTAGACCTGCCCGGCCAACGCCCGACTGCACAGACACGCGGTCAGGTTAAGCTGATACAGGACAGCTTCACGTTGTTTGGGAACTTCGAGAACCAATGCGGTCAGGTTCAGGACTACATTGCCACAGCTACGGAAGACGGCAAGGAACCCATCTGGCGCGGACTCCTGTCTTGGGCAAAGGTCTGTGAGGATGGCGCAGAGAAAGCTATCTGGCTGTCGGACATGCACCCATACCCACACGAGCGGATGCACCAGAAGATTGCCGAGATCAAAGGGCCATACGCGTGCATGAAGATGGACAGCGAGAACCCCGGCATCTGCACAAAATGTAAGCACTGGGGCAAGATCACCAACCCCCTGATACTGGGGCGCGAGATCAAGGTGGACAACACCGCCAAAGAAATCATGCTGTCAGCGCCTGCGGAAGAGGACTTTGACGAAGCCGAGCTTGACTCTGAGGAATCCTACGAGCCAGAAGATACGGGTTTACCCTTAGCACCTAGCGTGGTACGTCCTGTGCCCCCTCGTGGCTACAGCTATGGTGAGCATGGTGGCGTGTACTGTACGCGTACCGAAGAGGACGAAGAAGGCAAGAAGTCCAAGAAGAATATTCAACTGGTTCCCTACGACTTGTTTGTGGTTGACCTATTGAAGATGGAGAACGACCACTTGGTTCACATGGCCGCTGTGCGTCCCGAAGGCGTGCAGACGCTTAACTTCCCGCAGAAATCTATTGTCAGCAAGGACGAGACGCTCAAGTGGTTGGCCAGTCAGAACATTGTCAGTACCTTTGCGGGGCACGACAAGACGCTGTTTGAGTATGTGCGCTCATGCGTGGGCGAGGCTTCGCAGAACCGCAAGCCAGTCGAGGTGCCGTTCCAATGTGGATGGCAGGCAGATCAGTCGTTTGTTTACAACAACCGCGTGTTCAGTAAAGATGGGCGCGAGACTCGGATACCCATGCCCGGGCTTGAGAACATCAACCGCAACACCAACGGCAAGGGTGACCTTGATACGTGGCGGCATCTGTGGAGGACGATCTTTGTAGAGAAAGAAGGTATGGACACGGCCTTGGCTGTGGCTCTGGATTCCTTTGGATCACCGCTTATGCGCTTCACAGAGTACGAGGGTTTTGTCTGGCACATTGGCTCACAGTGGTCTGGTACAGGTAAGTCTTTAGTTCTAAGTGCCAAGGCAGGAGTCTGGGGCCACCCGCTACGCTACCGCACAGGCAAGAGTACTTCTCCTGTTGCAATGCAACAAAGGGCGGGTCTGCTTAACAGCATGCCGCTTCTGATTGACGAGATCACCAACACCCAACGCAAAGACATGGAGTGGGCTCCGGCCTTTATCTTTGACTACGCAGAGGGTCAGGGCAAAGAGCGTATGGAGTCTGGCTCTAACAAGGAGCGTATCAATAATAGTACGTGGACTGCTACTTGCACGATGACGTCCAACACGAAGCTGACCGACTACATGGCGGGGGCGAGAGCCCACAGTTCCAACGGCGAGCTTCTGCGTATGCTTGAGTGGACACCCCATGTAAAGCTAAAGTTCACAGCCGAGGAGCGCAAGACCTTGCTTGAGATCAAGCGTAACTATGGCGTGGCGGGAGAAGCTTGGGTGCGTTGGTTGGCGGTCAACCAAAAGACTGCTGAAGAGATTGTCCGCAAGGTTCACATCCATCTGAAGAAAGTCATGAACTTCAACGACGACGAGCGCTACTGGCATGCGGGCTGTACTACAACTGTAGCGGCGGCTATCCTATTGCGTAAGGAGTACTCTGGCATCCTAGACGTGGAGATTAACAAGGTCATCACCGCTCTGAAAGGACTTGTGGAGAGAGCCCGTGGCGTCATCAAAACAAGCGTGCGCTCTGCTGAAGATGTGCTCAACGCCTACATTGGCGACAACTACGGGAGCTTTATTGTTCTGAAGAAGGTCGAAGGCAAAATCCTAGCAGCGTGGGGCGACAACGGCGACATCGTTGACCGCTCGACCACCAAAAGCAAGGTGCTCGGCAGGGTGGAGCATGGGCTTTTGACACCGGGTTATAGAGAGTTCTACATTGAAGAGCAGTTACTCAAGAAGCATTGCGTGAGCATGAGCTTTGGCTACGACGAGTTCAAGGCGCAGATGGAGGAGTTGTTTACCTGCAAGTACGTCAAGAAAGATATGCTGTCCCGTACCAACGGCCCTGCCATGCGCGTTAACACCATGCACATAACTTTTAGGGACGAAGTCTTTGATGGAAATAATATATCCGTGGGCGAAGCTAAGGCCGGGTGAGGGCTTCTTTGTTCCGGGGCTAGACGTTGAGAAGGTGAGGGAGTTGGGCTTACGTGCCGCTATCCCTCACCGAATCAATGCGCAGGCTATCGTGGGTATCAAGAACCACCGACTAGGCGTATGGTTTTATCGGAAATTTCCCGCGTCGTATTTGCAAGCGCAATCTTCATCTTCCTGATACTGTCAAGCTGTTCACGCTTGGCTTCAGGCGTCATCTTAGATGCGGCGATTGCTCGCTCTGCTTGTGTCAACATATTCATGTTTGCCTTGAACGTGTTGGCAAGCTCTGCCTGCATGTAGTCGGAGCCGCGCTTGGTTATCAAGGCTTCGGCTTCCTGAACCTTGCCTTCTTCCAACAGCTTGGTCACAGTGTTCTTAACTTGCAGAACGTCGTTCATGCGCTCATACACAGAGTTGATGATGCCGCCTGCGTCATTGGGTTGGAACGCACCGCCCACGATCGGGTACTCAGACAACCGCCTAACCGCCCTCTCAGGAGTCTCTTTAACTGGTACGCCAAGGCTGATAGCCTGCAAGAAAGCCAGACCCATCGTTCCTGTGTAGCCACTGACAAGCGCCTCAATCTTAATTGGCGACACGCCCAAGGTACTACCGACCAGCTTGGCGGCATCGGTTGTGTTGACGCGGTACTGCTCTTCCGGCAACAACTGCTTCTCGCGTGCTGACAGAATGTCGCGGCCTGTGTAGAACGACTTGCCCAGACCTACCTCAATTAAAGGCTTGACCGCTTGTGGGATGCCGTACGACGAACCGCCGGGGATTGTCTGCAACAGGATTTGCTTGAACGCCTTGACTGCTTCCTCTCCGCCATGCTCTGTGGTCATGCTGTTGTACAGCGCCTCAGGGATAGCCTTGAAGATGTAGCCAATCTCAAACGGCAGGGGCACTTTGATAGGCTCGTCAACACCGGGCAGACGCACAAACCAGTTGCCGTACTTCTGGTCAGGAGTGGCGTTCTTGTAGGCTTCGTCGTCCTCCATCATCACGGCGTAGGCAAACGTAGCCGCCGCCATCATGCCGCCTCGCTGCAACATTTTTTCACGGATGCGCAGTTGGTCGTTGAAAGGCATCTTGCCAGACATCGCCTTGTACATTACGTTCAGACCTTGGATCTGTGCGTTGAAGAAAGGAATCAATGCGTTGGCTACGTGGATGCTTGGGGAAGCGCCGCGCTTGTTAAAGTTCATGGACTCCAGAGACATCAGCGTAGCCTCCATCTCAGACAAGCCCTGCTCAATGTAGCTGTTGTACTGGGCACGACGAGTGAGCGCGTCAGCTTCCATACCCATGGCTTCGAATCTTCCCAACGCTTTCATCCAACCGGGCTGACCGTCCGAGATCTCGCGCAAAATCATCGACAAGTCTTCGCTTGTGCCACGGAAGTACTGACCGCCTACAATGCCACGCTTCTCCAACTTCTCTTTAGCCGTGCCGTTGATCTCACGTAAAGCCCCAATGATAGGGGTGAAGTCCGCGCCAGAGATAATAGGAGCCGCCAACGAGTCACGGAACAACTGCTTGGCCATGTACAGTGGGCTGAGCGTCACAGCCTTACGCAAAACTTGCGCAGGCATAGCCATGACACGGAACAGGAATGGCATCTGCGTGGGGATACCCTCCATGCCCTTGACCAACAGATCGGCAGGCACGCCTGTCTCAAACTCCTTGTTGCCAATCATCACCTTCTCTGTAGCAACAATCGCGTAACGGTCATCTCCGTCTACTTTAAATTTAACAACGTCTGTGCCGTCGGCTTTTTTGACCAACGTGGCGGCCTTCAGGTCGACCAGTTCCATGACTGCGTTCTTGGTTGCAAGGTTACGCATGCCCATGTCCACCAACATGTTGGTGTTCTGCACCGAGCTAGTCATGAAGTCAATGATGGCTGTGTCGCCTCCCACCAACTTGTCTAGGTAAGGCTGCTCAGCAATACTGCCGATGCGGATAGGGCTCTCGTTGCCGATCACCAACTCGACGACGCCTTTGCGCTCACGATAGAACGGGATGTAATCGTCCTCTGCCACAAGCTTCTTGACAAGCGCTTTAGACAAAGCACCAGTGCTGGCTACAAAATCCAAAAGGTCGCGATTGTACTTGTTGTACTCTGTACGAGCTTCCTCAAACGCCTTCTTCAGCGGAGGATTGTTATTGACCAGTGCTGTGACCTCATCAAGCATAGCCTCTGTCAACACAGGTTTGCCGTCCTTGTCTGTGCCAAAGTTAAGTGTCTCAATGCCTTTGTTCTTGGCACGAATAGCCGCCATGTAAGTTGTAAACACTTGATTGACAGCTTCGCCGTTACCAATGTACTGGGCGGCATCCTTTAACTTGTTAACAACACCGGCAATATTAGCCCCACCAGTTGTCTCAACAAGACGTTCGACACGGCCATCATCGCGGGTAACTTCCTTGATTGACGGCGCTCCATCAGACACAGCCTTAGACACAATGTTCATGCGTTGGTCGTACGAACGGAGGTAGTACAGCATCTGGGTGCCTTTGAGTGGCTCCATGTACTTAGCCAAACGCTCAAAGCCTGCAAAGCGATCAACAAGCTGTGTCTCAAACGCAAGGCCGGTAGTATTCGCTTTGATACTGTCCCACCAAGTTTTGTCTTGCGCCACGACTGTGCGCATAGTATTGCGCACGTTATCAAACTCCCCACCTTTGTATTCAGCTTTAGCGCGATACAGCATGCCGCTTGTATCAACGTCACCGCCACGAGCGCCTTTACCTGTCTTCACAAAGCGGCGTGCATCAGCAACCAACTGCTTAACTTCGGAATCAGAGACGTTAGCAATGCCAAGCTTCTCCAAGAACCACTGTTTAATTGCAGAGTAAATGCGGCGCAACGCGTTTGCGTTAGGAGAGTTGGCGTAAGGGCCTGTCTCAGCCATATCAGCTAACACTTCTTCCACGGCTACTTCGCGTGTAAGCGCGGGGTTTGCATCTATCTTGCCATCAGCCGCAGTACGCACACTCTCGTTGCCGTTGTAGATGTTCTGCATAGTGGACGCGTAGGTGTCGCCCAACACTTCACGCAAACCAAAGTGACCGGCAATCTCGTGAGCAACAGTAAGCGCGACGTCATTAGCGCCGTGCAAGTTGTCGGCGATCAGGTACACCTTCTTAGTCTTGGCGTCGTAAAGACCCGGGGCTCTACCTTGCATTTTCTCTGCAATTAGTTGCTTGTAGATGCGGATTGGCAAACCTGTTTCGCTTTGAATGACGACAACAGGCGGCACCACTTCCCAATCCTTACGCACTTCGTCGGCTACTTTCTGGACTTCGTCCACAGTCATGCCTTCGCCTTTACCGGCGGAGCGGAACAGACTGCGTAAGTCAGGAGCATCGTCTCCAAACTCGCCATACACGCCGCCCTCACGCTCCGAGGCAAGACCTTCTGATGCAGACTGCAATGCTTGGCGGTACCCTGTGCGTAAAGGTTTCTGTGCGGCCAATGCAACAGAACTTGCAACGGTGGTGGCGCGTTGTTTCTTACGGGGCTTACCTTCAAACAACACTTCGCGTTGCGCTTCCAAAGACTCGATGTTTTGAATCACGCCTGCTTTTGCAAGCGCGGCATCGCGCTCGTCTTGTGGCAAAGTCTCGTCCTGAGCAAGTTTTTTAAGAGCGGACAACTCATTGGGGAACTCTTCGTATGCGCCAAGTTCGGTAATTAGGCCAGCAACTTCTGTGTCAATACTCTCCGCCTGTGCGTTTTTAATAAGCGTAGCTTGCTCGGCTTCGTATGCACGGTCAGCCTTGTCCTGTTCTTGCAAGCGCAGTTTGTCTACTTCTTTTTCAGCGGTGCTCTTAAGTTCTTCTGTTGCTCCGGCTTGACGCTTAATACCTTTGCCGCCAAGTCTGTCTTTCCAGTAGTCTTCCATTTGCTGTTGGTCAGTCTTAATGGCTTCTTTAACTTCGGTGGCGCGTCTTTCCGCAGCTTGAACAATTGGCTTCTGCGCCTCCATGTTCTTTTTAGCTTGACGATATGCAAATGGATACGCGTTGGGGTTGTCAAGCACGGTCTCGCCGCGCATAGAAGCTAAGGTAGCTTCCTGCATCTCCAAGTATTGGCGCTCCATTTTGACCTTGCTGTCGAGCATGGCTTGAATAACAACAGACGCGCCATCAAACTCTTCGTGACGCTCAGTGACAAGTTGACTTAACGCATCTTCTTGAGTTTTGACTTTTTCTTTCAGGTCGTCAATGACACCTTTCTTTTCTTCGTAGCGGAATAACTCGTACGTAGCAAGTTCAGTGCGGTTAGCGCCATCTTCTTGTGCCAACACGCTATCAAAGCGTTTATTAATTTTATCTAGTTCTGCCTGCTCTTTATCGAGCGTCTTTTTGGCGGTCTCCAACTCTTTGCTTACTTGGCCAATCTGAGGGTCTAGCAGTGCGGCACGAGCGGCATTCATTTCGCCGGATGCTTTGGCAATAGCTTTCTCCACCGCTTGTTGGTATTCACCGCGTTGGTTCTCAACAGCTTTTTCTGATTCCAACAACGCCTTTTGTTCAGGCGTCAAGATTGCAGAACCGCGCATCACTTCTTTAAGGTACTCAACGGTGGCACGCATACCGGCCATGCGCTCACTCAACGCTTTAGCTGTTGCTTTAACGTTTGCGTTGGTGTCTTGCATAAAAGCCAACAACTGGTTGTCAACATCTTGCAAACGACGGCCTTGTGCCAAAAGGTTCATTGCTTCTTGAACACGAGCGCCATATTTAGGCAATGCTGTTGTGCGGAAATCTTTTAAAAGTCTTTCTGCCAGTGCACTCTCTTGCGCAGTCAACGGCTGTCCTTTGACATACTTATACAGAATTGCTTTTTCTTCTGGCGTTGTACCTGCCTCTGGCATGCCTGCAAATACTTTTGCTAATTCTGCATCAGAATACCGGCTTGTATCTTTCCAAAAGTATTGCGTATCGTTTCGTATGCTATCCATGCGTCCAACTAGTTGCTCAAGCAACCGCATACGGTTTTTACGCGTAGCTTCTTTGGCCAGACGCACAGGCTCCGTTTTCTGGAACAGCGCTTTTGCTTTATCAATAGCCGCCCACACAGGTTTGATGCGTGGTGAGTTGGCAAAATTCTTTGGTGTTGCTCGGATGTAGCCAAGGTCTTCCTGAATCTCAGGGAACAGCGCTTTCTGTCCTTGCGGCACAGCCTCGGTAGCGCGGATAGCATCTTTGATAGCTTGAATATCTACTTGTTTGACGTCGCGGCCTGCAACGATGGCGTCTACTACGGGCTCGACCTTGTCCAGAATTTCACGCGTAGCTTGGTTGTTGTCCATCAAGTCAGCGGCAGCATTAAGCGCATCGCGGGCACCGGGGCGCATACCGCCCATCTTAGACATCTTGTTACGCACAAACTCTGTGCGACGGGCTAACTCACCTTTAAGCGTAGTTGCAGTTTCACCACGGGCTTCGGCAACCTTTTGGGCTTCTGTCTCTTTAAACTGGCGTTTGAGTGGGCCGGTCTCTACACGCGTGGCTTTAACATCCGGCTTCTCCATCAAGTTGCGCATCGCAGACTTGATACGTTCTTGGAAGTGTGTAATCTCAGCTTTGCTAATTGCCTGCGTACCGGCCTTAACCTGACGACGTTCTGTTACCGCAGGGCGAACAATCTTGTCAGCACGCATCTGCGCAGGCTGTACAACCACATCTTCAAACTCTGCTTGTGTAGGCTTGGCATTAGATCGGGTAACCCAGTCATTGACCGCATCAAACATAACAGACGCAGCTTTGATTGCTTCGTCTTGAGTAATAGCAGGTTGGCCTGCGGCACGGCGGTTCAACGCGGCTTCTTGAAGCGCAGAAGAAATAAGCTGACCACGCACTTGCTCGGCTTTGTTTGACAACGACTGTTCAGTAGAAGCGGCCATTTCTTTATTTGTACCGCCAAGCGTTTGCTCTGTACGCAGTTGCTCAGTGATGTCGCTCAGCTTGGCCATGGCCTCTTGCTGTGCACGGCGTGCGGCAATTACTTCACGGGCGTAAGCGCCCCCTTCTTTGCTAAGCTGCTCAATCTTCTCAAGCGCCGTCTTGCCTTTGGTCAAAGCTTCCATGGCTGCGGCACGCTCTGGTGCACCGCGCTTACCTTGGGCTGGCATTGCGTAGCGGGCTGTGCGGTAGTCTTGGTCAGCCTTGTCTGCTTCTGCAATTAACGCATCAATACGCTCACGTACCTGAGGGCCACGGGCAATCGGCTTAACGCTAGGGTCAACGGCAATAACTGTCTGCCCTTCCAACGCCTTCTCAAACATTGGGTCAAGGTAGTCAAAGTTAGGCTCGGCGGTTTTCTTTTGTTCTTCAACCTGTGCCTCAGACTCTTTAAACATCGCCATCTGGTCTTCAGGCTGAGTAAGGGTCTGGGCTTTGAGCGTCTCTTGACGCTGTGCCAACTCTTGTTTGGTAGCCGCACGCTCGGTTTTTTCAACACCGGCCAAACGCAACTTAACTCCAGAGAGCAGCATGGCGTTGTCAGAGGCTGTGAGGTCAGGCATCTTTGTGCGCGTCTTGACCATCTCCGCAGCCTTGGCGGGGTCTTGCATCATGTAGTCAGCAATGTCGCCAAGGTCAAACACACCTGCGCCACGAGCGGCGTCAAACTGACCCTGCGCATATTGCTGCACGGATGTATCTGCGGCAGGGGGAGGAGCAATCACGTCGCCAAACATTTGGCCTTTGCCACGACGAATCTCGGGTTCAGCTTCTTTTTTGGCTTTGACAGGTTTAACTTCCATGCCCAACTGCTCAAGCATGAAGTCTTGTGGCGGCAGCTTATCTAACTCTGCTTGTTTGGCTATTGCGTCAACCTGCGCTTTGGCTTTGTAGTAATCCCCCGCCAGAGGTTCAATCTCTTTGCTCAGCGTTTTAATTTGTGCGTTGATCTGCGTGTTGAACGCCTTGTCCGCATCGTATGTGGGGGAGTCTTTGGTTACCTTTTTAATCTGCGCAATTAAATCTTGCTTCTGTTGAGCAAGGGCGTCGTACTGCTGTACAACTTCTTGTGCGTACTCCGGTGTTGCTTTACGCTGACGCTCTGCCTCAAGGCGTTGTTCTTCCTCGGCACGAAGCTTGGCAAATTCTTCTTGCTGTTGTTGGGGTTTACCCGCACCTTTGGCACGACGACCAAGCGCCATATCAAACAAGCCCTGCGCTAACGCACCAACCGCGCCGCCATAAGCAGCGGACTCACCAACGCCTTCAATGATTTCTTGGTCAGGCTTGTAGATGCCTTTGGCAATCATGTTCTGTGCAGCTTGGGCCGCCGCCTCTTGCGCGGCCTCTTCACCACCAGCCAGCAATGCACGTTTAACATAGGATACAGCGCCATCTTTAATGGGGTCTGATATACGCCCAAGAATACGGGCGGGGGCAAACATCTCGCTGATACCAACGACTGTACCCAAGGCGGTAGCGCCTGCACGTTGTCCTTCTGTGGCTCCGCCCTCTTCGGCACGAGTACGAGCTTCTCCAGCACCTGCGCCTGCACCAAGCGCACCCATACCAACACGGCCTGCAACACCCAGAGGGCCAAGACCTAAGAACGGGATAATTGAGCCAGCGGCTTCACCAAACTTACGCCCAACAGTATCTTCATAGCCAGCCGTAGCTTCAAACGGTTTCTTGGCAGAACTTGCAAGACTTGCAATACCTGTACGGGCAGCTTTCTCAGTTTCTTCAGGGAGTAATGCAGATGCGCCAATAGCCGCGCTCTCAACAAGATTGATAGCGCCGGGGGCTAGACCTTTAAAGAACTCTTTGGCTTGACCGCCAACAGTTGTTTCTTTTCTTTCGGGTTCTTTAGCTTTAAAAGAGTCTGGGAACTGTCGCTGGGCTCGTGCATACGCTTCTTGCGGCGTCTCCCCCTCCTTCATTAACAGCGAGTTTCCGTCTGGTAGGGGCAGGTATTGAGCCATGATGTTCCAAATTGTGCGGCTGTTTACAAACCCCCAATAAGGCCGAACTTACAGGGGGTGTATCTATTTTACTGACCTACAAGAACTTGTCCAGTGGGTGTACTTGTTGGTTGTAGACGACGTTGTTTAATTAGTTGGTCATAGTATGCCGCAAGCTCAGGATTTGTAGCTTTAATCATCATTGGGTTTTTAAGGTACGCTTGCAATTCAGCTTCAACCCCTTTAGCTTCTGGGCCAATAGACGCGTAGTTTTTATAAGACTCGGCAAACTTGGGATCCTTTGCCATGCGGTCAATAATGCGTTCTGTCTGACCGGGGGCGTTTACTTGCGCCATAGTACGGGCGTTTGCGCTTGCGTTATCCATTGCAGATTTGTAAAGCCCAGCGCTAATCTCGGAGCTCTTGCCTGTAGCGTCAATAATTGCTTTAATTCCGCTTTGTTTAGAAGCACGCATGTAGTCGTTGGCTTTGTCTTCGTATATCTGCGCGTCTTTGAGGTCGCCTTTAGCTTCAGCGCGGCGAGCATTTTCAATCTCAGCCATGGCTTTGTTGCGGTCTTTGGCAGACTTCTTAAACTCTTTAAGCGCGTCGCCGTAGTCGCCCAAGCCAACCATAGCGCCTTTGGCAATGTTTGTAGCAGCGTTGGGGGATTCTCCAGCAGCCATAGCCAAGAAGCCCTTCATCAAAGACATCAGACCGGCTTTTTCTTTGTCGGTTGCATCTTGCATTTCCTCGCCCTTGAGCAGCTTCTCGTAGCTTGCCATGGCAGGGCCTTGCTCTTTATTAAAGGCGGCCATCTTTGCAGCACGAGCTTCTTTCTCGTTGAAAATGTCTTGACGATCTTGAGCCTGCTGCTGCTCAAGCGTACCTTTAATACCTTTGAGGTCAAAAAACTTACTGCCCAAATCCTGCGCTTGCTTAACGGACGTACCGCCAGTTGGCAGGTTACCTTGAGGTGCAGACGCGGCAGCGGGGGGTGGTGCTGGAGGTGCTGGAGGTGCTGGAGGTGCATTACCCAACACGTTTGTTGCTTTACTCTGGCCGTAAGGCAGTATTAGTTCTGGAGCAGTTGCGGCTGCTACTTCGGGAGCTTTAAATCTGTCAGGCATTGCAGGCGCTGTTTTACTACGTAGAGGGCTTCCCTCTAGCGTTCGTTTTTGTTCTTTTGCTAAATAGTCCGCTTGTGAGGTATTGCTAGACTTGTAAAGCTGTTGTGCATACGCTTTGACATCAGGACTAAACTCTCGTCTAGTGCCCTCACCCATTTCTGTAGCTTCTTTTTCGTACTTGGCTCTCAACGCAAGCTGTTGCGTGTACATATCGCCTGAAGTAACAACACTGCCATCTGTAGTATTGCCTTGGTAACGAGGAATATGCCCACCGCCAGACATACGAACCACAGGCTCGCTTTGCTGCGCAAAGTTAAACATGCCCCCCATACCGCCGGTAGCCATGCCCTCGTCGTCACCATAACCAGCAATACCGCCATCAGCCATGCGCTGCATGTTAGGCGCAGGAATCTGAGCTATGCCTTGGTCTTCTGGAAGCTGTTGCTGAGCCATACCTGCAATAGCGGCATCGGCTACTTTGGGCATTTGTTGCCCACCGCCTTGACCCTGCGCTGCCATACGCATCTTCTTGCGTTGATTGCTTTCCGAAACGGCAAGAGAGAGAATATAAGGGTCGCTTTTGTGCATTGCAGCATATTGTTGCAACTGCTGGTCGGGCATCCCGCGCAAGGTAGAAGTGATCTGGTTTACATCAATCATGTTTTTCAACCCATGTTATAGAGAGCTAACTCAGCCAAACCTGCTGGACGGCGTTCCAAGTCGCCGGTAGCTCCACCAGCCGCACCAAATAACTTAGCGCCAGTAACTGCTGCACCGCCAAGACCGGCCACTTGAGACACCATAGACGGCGCTGGTTGGTAAATTGTGCTGGACTGCTGTGTCAACGGCAAACCGCGAAGCATGTCAGACATGAAGCCCATCTGTTTGTATGGGTAGTTCTGATAATTTTGGAAGTCTTGATACTGCGTGTTCAGAATGTTTTGCAACTGTTGTTGCTGCTGGCCGCCGTACTGGTTCTGCATCTGGTTGATGCCCATGTTCTGGCCATACTGTGTTTGACCAATGTTGGCCAAGTTACCTGCGGCAGTGTTGGCTGTTTGCAAACCTTGAAGTCCAAGACCCGCGCCAAACTGTTGCTGTTGAGCATTCTGTTGGTTTTGTGTGTTGTACTGTTGCATTGCTTGCTGATACGCAGCATTTAATCCTTGCGCTTGGATGTCGCCTTTTTGAGTTGCTAAATTACGCGCAGCTTCTGCACGCATGATTGCGTCCCGTCCACCACCAAATGCACCAGACCTAGTAGCTTGAGCTTGTTGGTTAGTACCGGCAATGTCGGCCTGACGCTGCGCTTCGCGTTGTTGAATATCTACTATGCTTTGCATGTAGGGGTTCAGCATGCTGTTGCTGACATTGCCCTGCGCGTCTCTAGTAGTAGCACCGCTAAATGCAGATCCAAAATCTGACGGTCTAAATGTGTACTGGGTATTGAGTGCGCCCAAACCTGCCATACCAGCCAAAGCCGTGGCATCCCCAAGCTGAGGCGCAGATTGCATTAACCCCGCATTTTGATACGATTGTTGTTGCAAAGGCGTGAACTGCGCTACGCGATCCCCCATGTACTGCATGTAGGGGTTGGCAGTGGTGTCTGTCAGACTTTGCGCATCGCCTAATAAGTTCTCAACAAATGGACGAGCGTAGTCAGGGATTGTGACCTGTGTTTGGTTTATCGTTTGTAGTTGTTCAGCCATGATCTATTCCTTAAGCGGGAAGATATTTTTCAGCGCGGGAGTTGGCCGCTACTTTGTTTTTGCCTGTGGTTTTACCCCGTGCTTTTTGAACACGATCCATCATGGCGTAAAGTTTCTTAGCGCCTGCGTCTGTAGAGCCGTTGCCTAGTTCGGAAACTATTCTTGCGGGGATCACAAACTCACCATCGGCAAGTCGTGCGGGTTGCTGTTTAGCGCCAATCGTTGCAGGGATGCTGTCAGACACTCCGTCTCCGGGGCCTTTAAGCAAACGGCCACCATCTGAGTAAGAACCCAGAGAGCCAAGGCCACCGCCTACGGCGTAGCCCGTCATGCCGCCCATAGCAAAACCACCACTTCCGCCTTCATAAGAGCCTGATTCGCCTACCCCTGTGCCTATACCTGCGGCTTTAGTATCAGCGGCTTTCTTAGCAGCAGCACGGAACTCGGCATACACGTCAGACAACTTGCGGCCTGTAGCGTCAGCAACATCTTGTGCAGAAACGTCGTTAGATTGCGCCCAGTTGTAAAGTTCTTGGCCTGCTAATGGTTTGGTGCCTAAGTACTTTTTAATCTCACTTAACGACATGCCGTAAGTTACGTTGCCTTTACTGTCGCGGCTAGGAGCCACATAGTCAGGGTTGCGCACCATCTTGCCTGTAGCTGCGTCGTAGTTGTATGCTTTGTTTGTGCTTGGAGCGTACCCAAGAGTAGCCTCTTTATACGGTTTAGCAATTTCGCCAACACCGGACTTGGTTGGGTACGCACCCTTGCCCATGAGGTAGTTGTACGCGGCTTCCGAATCGCCCGTCAAGTTGTTGTAAAGAACGGCATGCTCAGCCGCCGTTTTAGGTGCGTAAGGCGTGTACCCCAAACTGCCACCGCCTCGCGTGTACGCACCTTTAACTTCGTCCATTCCAGAAAAACCGCCATAAGGACGACCGGGAATGTTAGGTTGCACAGTGATTGTGCCGTCAGCGTTCTTTGTAATATCTCCGGGATTTGTTGCGTTGCCGTAAGGATTAGTTGTGCCAGCGGGTGCGTTAGTTTGAGGGGTTGTAACGGGTTGTAACGCTTTTAACTTTGCTTGCAAATCATAGACTGTTCTAGCGCCAGCGGGCGCTAACTGAGATGCGCCCATCCAGTTCAAACCAGTGTTCAAACCTTCAGAAGCCAACTGCTGTTTAGTCTTGCCTGTTTGTGCAAGTAGATCAGCCTCTGTCAAGTTTTTGGCTTTTAACTCTGCATCAATAGCTTTAATTCTGTCGGCAATAGTTTTAGACGCCTCAGTACCTGCATAACTTTGGAATTGGCCGTACAAACCTTTTGCTTGTTCTTGCGTACGCATTTTGTCAGCGGCGTCTTTGTACCACGCTTGCTGTTTATCGGCATCGGTAGGCTCACGTCCAAGGGTATTGCGTACCCACTCGTCCACAATGTTACTTGTGTCGGTTGACATGTAGCCCTTATAGTCTTTTACAGCATCCGCAAAAGTAGCGTTTTTAATTTGGTCGGCTGTAACCAACTCAGTATTAGCACGAGCGCTTGTCAAGAAATCTTTATAGATACTCTCAGGCGAACGACCAGCAGCAATAGCGCTGCTCCAGAAATTCAAGCCTTCAGGATCGGGGTCACGACCCAACACGTTACGATACATGTTAGTTACTTGTGATTTTGCTGCGGCAAGAGGGTCTGCACGTTGTTCTGCATTTCCGTATGTAGTAGAGTGATACGCAGCTATTTCTGCCGGTGTCATGCCGTAACTGTTTTTAGCGTATTCCGCAGCTACATCAGGGTTTGCCAACAAATAAGCGTTTGAGTTTGAAGCCGCAGTCAACGGTGTTGCACGTTGTTCCGTACTACCGTATTTGTCGTAGTGTGTCTGCGCAAACTGCTCAGGCGTCATACCATAATTATTAGCGGTATACGCCGCAGCAACGTCGGGGTTGTTTGCAAAGTATTGGTTTGTAGCTGTAATTACGCCGGGGTCTTTTGCTACGTAGTTAATATCTCCAGCATTGCCCAAGGAAGCTATGCCCGTATTACTTACCAAATTAGGGGCAAGTTGTAGTTGCTCTGCGGGGGTGCGGTTTGCTAGTTCTGCTTGAGCCGCTTGTTTAAAGCTGGCAATTTCATTAGGGTCTATGGTGTCACCAAAACCTTGTTTCCAATACTCCAAACCCGCAGCTTCACCTTCGCGGCCAAGAACGTTTCTGTACAAATCTTCAACAGAAGTAATAGCAGGAGGGGTAGGAGCGCCCCCTTCAGCCAAAGCCACAATACCGCCACCGTTGTAGCCACGATAGATGTCGGAGAAGCTTCTGTCTTTAAACTCATTGGCTTTGACAGGTGTCAAGCTGCGATACGTCTGCGTGCCGGGATCGTATACCTTTTGTCGGATATACCCTGTGTCTGTGGGCGACGGCATCTTAGTGGTTGTTGGAACCATCATGTCAGCCATAATTGGTGCAGCGGCTGCGGCCAAAGGTTTAAAATTGTCTTTGGCAAAATTCAAAGCGTCTGTTGGGGAAAATGCAGCAGCCTTAAATCCAGCAGTAGCTTTATCAAACCCTGCAACCCTTGAAGGGTCAAAATTCTTTGCGGCTTGTGCGGCGGCATTTTGTGCCGCTTCTTCAGCAGATGCAAAACCAAGTTCTTTTGCTGCCACGTCAGTCATTCCGGCATTAGCCCCGTATGCGCTTGAAGCCGCAGCATCCGTCATAGCGTTAGCGCCCATTCCCGCCAAACTTTCACCAATACCAAAACCACCATACGCACCCAAACCAGCCATCAAGCCCTTAGACAAACTGCCCGTTGCCAAACCAGTGATGCCGCCTACAACAGCGCCAGCCGCCAAGCCAGAAGACACCAATCCAAAACCAGCAGGGCCAAGCGCAAAGCCAGCAATCATTGGCAACAACGATTTTAAAAAGCTGGCTTCGGGTAAACCCGTATCTGGGTTGATGGTTAGTTCACCGCCATGTTTAAGGGCAAGCGCATGCAGTCCAGCGACTTCTCCGGGTGTCATGTGGACAAGCATCGAATCGCCGTTGCGACCCTTGGATGCCATGTGATCGGCTAGTACGTGAAGGCTCATTTTTGCCTCTCAAAATGGGGGTTGGTCGATAATATCATGTTGCTAACGCAGACACAAATGAAAGTGTAGCCACAACAGATGCTGTGGATGGGCGTGTTGGGCCTGTACTTTGGCCGTAGCATTCAAGCGTTAGTTTTTCATTGGTTGTAGACCACCAGATTTCTACATACTGCCCAGCGGTTAGCTGAACATAATAATTCCAGCCAACAATTAAATGTCCATCAATGCCGCCATGACTGCTAACAACCGCTACAAAACCTGTAGATGCCGGTACATCAACTCCGTTAATACGAAGCCATACAGAAAGGTCATGTTCTGTGGTGTCTGAATTATTAAACTGCCCAGACCACTGTAAATTGTAAAGGCCAGTTTTTGCCGCAGTCAGTTTTGTTGTATCTACAAGAGTTACGCTGTTACTAAAATCCGTTGTATTCATGTACATCGGAACCGCAGTGTTGGCTACGGGTGACTGAATTTTAGTCACAGCTACACCTGTGGAATGGGCTACGTTTGCAGACCCCCTCGCACCACGAGTGCATCCTGTAAATGTCGTGGGCGTTACGCCTGTGTAAGTAATAACTTCAGATGCAATCCGGATCTGTCCAGCCGTCGGGAAGCCTGTAGTGCTGACCACTGTAATTGTGGTGACTGAGTTGTTGATGCCGCCATTTAATGTGGTGTAAGCTAAATCGGAAAATGCTCCATACGGAAACCTAGCGCCTGACGCATCAAAAGTACCAGACGCAGTTAACTGAGCCAGCAAGTTATCCAGTCGGTTAAAGTACAAACGCAGGACGTTATTTAGCTGGTCAATGTATTGCTGACTGTATTGTGGTGTGGCCAACGGCAGGTTAGGAGCCGCAATCCTGCTAAGCTCCGTCTCAGATGTGATGATATAGCTCATCGTCTGCCGTCCGGTCTAATGTCAATACGGGGTGCGCCAAGCTGCCAAGCCGTGCCAAGCTGGTTAGAGCCCACTTTAAAAATCATCTGCCGTCCGCGCAAGCGGGTGTAAACCTGCCCCGTAAAGCCTTCAGTAATTGTGTACTGAGCGCCAGTCAACTGGCTAACATTAGCCGCCACAGGCGTGCCGGTTCCAGTACCAGAGTTCTGCATACCGTACAGAGTCAGCGTAACCTGTGGTGTGGGTGAGTTTTCAGAGCCGGAGAAAGTTAAGTCCGGTAAAACACGCCAGACGAAGCCAAAATTGTGGCCATCCCCAATATCAAACTCAGACGAACTAATATAAGCATCAATCGCAAGCGGCGTACCTGTCTCATCGTTATCATTGCCGTACTCCTGATTGACGATGTTGTAGTTGTACGTAGCAGCAATAGGGTAATCCCTTAGACCAGAGTCAAGCCATGCCGTGCGTCCCATTGTTCCGTAGTACCAAATTTTCTCTTGGTAGTTATACACAACGTACCTGTCTACTGAAATGCTGTTAGCCGAGCAGTAGAAGAACCAGACCTCATTAAAGCCTTCGTTGGTGCTGGCAAAACACTGCTGGTTTTGGGAAAGGTTAATGTCTTGGTAAATGTACTTGCGCAAGTCGCAATTTAGTGTGTTGACTCGGCCATCGTAGGAGTAGAACTTATCGGTTCCCATCCAGTACACAACACCGGAAGCTTGCGCCACAGAGTTCTGGCCAAGAATAGAGATGTTGTCGCCCAAAAGCTGAACGCCCCAAACATAAGGGGGGCCAAGGTACTGCAAGGAATATATCGTGGAGTCTGTCCAAACCACAATCTCTTGACGGGTCTGGATAGCGGTAACGATTTCAGTGCCATGAGATAGGCGCACAAAACCGGCTTGGTTGGTGACTGACGGAGCCCAGTCCACCACAGACTCTTGGTCAGACCAGCGAATAAGCATCGGGTCTTGGGTTGTTTCACCTTGCTGGTTGCAGCCAAAAGCAAACACAAACCGGCTTACGTCAGACACAAATATAAAGTTTTGAATGATTGGCACGTCCGCAGCCCCAGTCATTGAGGTCACAGGAACGGCGTTTGGTAGTATGTAGTGCAGGCCGGATTGAGAGCCGGAGGTATCTATAGCTACGCCCGTAGGAGTTGCTGCAAGGTTAAATGTAAACCCAGAAACGTTCTTTACGTAGTAAATTGTACCCGCGCTCAACCCAGTCGGCAACGCTGATGGGTACCCCGTGCTGGACAAAATAACAGGCGTGCCATTAGGCAGTGTCAAAGAAGTTGTTACTACCGCAGGGGAGGCAATGGTCACAGTAAACGCCGTTGGCGTCACGCTAAAACTAGCGTCCCAATAATAAATAGGACTACCACGGAAGCCAAAAATTAAGTCTTCACCAAAATTACTTTGGCTCCACAAACGCAGAGCAGAGGTAGATGTGCCGCCGTTACCCCAAGAACCCGCACCCCAAGTGCCAGCACCCCAGCCAGTTAGTGGGATTTCGTAAGGCAGACCTACGTTGATTTCGTAGATGGCTTGGACTGTTGTGCCGCCCCCCGCCGCCACAGTTGAAGTGGCTTGCGTAGCAGCTACGATGGTGTATGTATTAGCGTCTACGTACGTTAAAGCGTACTCGCCGTTTAAGTCTAGCCCGCCAACAGGAGCCACATTATTGAAGGTTACGTAATCCCCAGTAACCGCACCGTGAGCGGCGGCAGTAACTGTGACGGTGGTGCTTAGATTGGTTGTGGCAAACGGGTTGCTCAATACGGCAGATGCCCGAATCGGCGTGATGTCGTTGTATACCCCGCCCAGTTCAAGATAAAACTTAAGGTTAGTGCCGACACCCAGCAAGTTAAAGTTTTGAAGCGTGATCCAATTCCACAAGGAACGGCACACACCCAAGAATGTGTTTGAGGACAGACGCGACCAGCCACCAATCTTCTCTGGCGTGCCTTGACGAAACCGTACTTTATCGGACTGATACCATCCACCCTCGGTGGTGTATCGAGTATTCTCCCGGTTGACGCCCGGCTTAAACAGTATTTTTTGTAATGGCATCGGCAGTCCTAAGATAGAAACACGGCACGTTCGTCAATCCGACGTTTCTGTAGCCCTTTGAGAATTTTACCCCCCGCCATGCAATACTTCAAGAGTTCTTCTGCTGCGCCTTCCATATCACCACGAATCACTTTTTGGCGCATGGTTGAACGCTGGAGCGTACCTAACCCAACATTGAATGAAAACGATACAAGTGCGTCAAACTGTCCTTGAGTAAGAGGAACAGGACAATAGGTAGCCACGCCTCGCTCAAACCTAGCAAGATCGGCCTTAAGTATTTCATTGACTTCCTCCATGCTGTGCTTACGCATAGACTCTGGCGGTGGCACAAACGCATCCCGCTGGTCTATTTTGAGCTTGCCTTGCTCTGGAAACATGACGTGCCCAACGCCCACAGTCCACAATTTTGCCGGGCATTTATATGGGTTCTGCCTGACCCCCTCATGGTGGCGGATCATGTGCAGGCATTTCTCTGAGATGTTCATTTACCAAACGCCCGGCCACCAAAGTGGAAAGCAATGATTGAAGCAAACAGGGCTTGGGTGTCGTTATCCCACAGCATCTCGGCTAACTCTACAAACGTAGCACCACTGTGCCAGCCGTAGGTGAACAAGCCAATGTCCACAAACAACAGCAAGAAGAAGAAACCGTAGGTAATGACAGGGCGAACGCTGGCGCGTAGGTTTTTCATCCACTGGCTTGTGCCTTCGTTTAGGCTTTCATCGTGGGCGTAGATGGCCTGCATTTCAGCCTGCTGCGCGCCAATCAGGACTTGCTGGGTATTGGCTGCGCTCTCGGTTGCCAACTGCTCTGACCGGATATGCTCAATGCGCTCCTGTGCCTCAAAGCCAGCCTTGCGTAGTTCTAACTCACGCTCAATCTGTAGCCGAGCAAGGTTTAGTTCATGCAGTTTGTCAGCACGGTCTTGGAAGAAGTCCAGTAACTTGGGCAAGCCGCCCATCAGGAACGAGATCAGGGTTGAGAGAAGGGTTAGCATTAGTTTCCTCGTTTAGTTAACATCGTTGCTGAAATCTCCATCATTGAGATGATGTGCTCCAAGTTGTCAGGTTGACTAGACCATCCTGCCGTAATCTGCCCTATGAACCGACTGCGATCTGGGGGTACAGATATTCGGCAAGTGTAACCAACTCCTTGCGCTATGTACCAAATACCCAACTCACTTTGTGGCCGTAAATACTGACTGCAAGGCACATCCCCCGCCATTAACTTTACAACATCATTGTTGTTTGCTTGGTTGGCTGTAAACAGCCCAACATCCAAGCCTTCTAATTCCTTACTACGCCCATCTTTTGTATACAACCTGTACAGAATCCGAGTGCCCAATATGGGGTTAACTTTAAAGATAGCCACAAACTTAGCGTCTGTTTGTTTAAACAGTACAGAAGCCGCATCATCAGCCCGCTCCTCGTTAATGCTTGGCATCTTCTTTTGCTCTTGATACGCAGAGATCAAGAACGATTGGTTCTGCCAAAACACATAACCCACAAACGCTACAACCCCCATGACAAGGATTGCAAACAGCTTAAACGGGCTGTCCACATAACCAAGCACCGTACTAAGAGCAGATTTCTCTTTGGTCACCCAAGTCCTATCATTCCAAGCAGTTTATTAACAATTTTCCCTGCCAAATCATCGGGCAGGAAGCGAAGGAGCCCCAGCACCCACCACGCAATACACAGCCTGACAAAGACTTTAAGGAAAAGGTCAAACTGTTTTTGGTACTCATTCACCGCCCACACCTTGATCTAGCACACAGATCAGAGACTTCATTGATCCCCCAGCCAACAGCGCCAATAAACATCACAATAATCACAATGGCAACTGCCCACTGCATTTGTTCAGCTTCAGCCTCTTTGCGCTTTTTTTCTTCAGCGTGTAAGGCCGCCATCTCTTTGGCATCATCCCTGTCCATTTCAGCTTGACGGGCTTTGGTTGCATTCCACACGTCTATGCGTCCAGCTTGCATGAACAACATTTTTAACTGCTCTTCAAACCGCTTGGCCTCATCCAAAGCCATCTCAATTTGTAACGCCGCACCAAGATTAGACTTACCGCCTGTACGCTTGGCGTGAAGCATGGCTTTCGTAGCGGTTGACTTGGCATCAAAAAGTTTTGCAATTGACGGTGTTAGACCTGCCAGATCACTAGCGACTTTGCTCGCTTTTTTAACGACACTGATTGCAGTTTGCAACCCTTCTAGCGCCGTGATCGGATCAATCATTTCCGTTCAACCTTTTGCCACTCAAGGCATACTACTTTACGGTTGTAGACATCACCCGTCCACGCCCAACGTACGCAGCGGTATTCAGTCTTTCTGTCTTGGCTGGCTGCTCCCGGTAGAAACACCAAAAAGAGCATTAAAAGCCAGCGCATACATAGTTAGGGTGACTCAGGCCAAGTCATTGTCCAAGGGAAACCGCTTGCCGTAGTGATGTCACGCAGAGCTTGACGGTATGTAGCCCATGCCGCTTTGTCAGCAGTGCTGTCGGCAATCTGTGTCCAGTCGCAGTCTTTGAGCATTTGGGTGCGTGATGCACGTACAGACTTAGCCTGTTCTGCGTCCTTCATTGCCTTGTACTCGGCTTCATTCTCAGCGGCTGTTTTGGCAGGCTGTAATTCTGTGGCTGCGGTGTCTGTGAACACTGGGCCGAGGATGTAGTTGGTGTACCACTTGTCGCCAATATGAACAACGCCATCGCGCATTGAGTATTGGTAGACTGTGCCGCCAGAAGCTTGTGGGCCTTCGTAGACAATGTCTGCGCCCCACTCATTTAGAATAGCCTCGTTGATTTCCTTGGGAAAACCCAAGCCAGTTTGGAGTTGGCGAAACTCATGGTCAAACATGACCGCGCCTGTACTTCTTACACGAACTTCCATGATGTGCTCCTTTTAAGCAATTGCGAGAAAAATAAATGTACCACCGTTGGCGTTAATCGCGGATGGTGCGGTTGAGGTTATGTCAAAACCTACTGATGTGGTGTCAACGTAGTCAGTACCTGTGACTTCATTGGTAGAAGTATTTAGTAACAAATACGGATCGTTAGATGGAATGATGCCCCGTGCGCTGTCCCAGACATACCAGTCGCCTGTGCTATCTGTACGTTTAATTAAAACAAACCTAGCCCCACTAGTGAATCCACAGTTAATTGTCTGTGCGGCCCCTGTACCTGTGTAGCTTCCTACTTTGGAAACACCAGCACAAGTTGCGAAGAGGTAGGCAACGTATGTGTCACCGGAATAATTTACCAGTGTTGAGCCGCCATAAACACCAAATGTAGTTGCTGAATTTGATATTAGAGTTGGGCCTAGCGGCCCCATAGTATTAAGCGACCGCCCAATATCTTGATTTATTCGCAAATCATAATATTCGGACGCATTGGCAAAATACGCACCTGACCAGTTTATACCAGCCCTAGAACGGTTTTTAATAATTACCCACTCAGGGACTACGCCGAGATTATGGTTGACTGTTAAGTCAACACCCGTCCCCGTATAGCAAACCTCATCAAAGAAGCCGGGGGCACGGCGGAAGTCCCAAGCAATAATGCTAACACCCGATTCGTTTTCATTACCGAAACTACCAACAGTAAAACCAGTTTGAGTAAATGCAGTCAATCCATCTGCTCTGGTTGTCTCTGCCGCAGTAGAGTCTGGAGCAAGTGATTTTGTTGCACCTCTTAACCTATCGTAAAGTCTTGGGTTATTAGACCCAGTTCTGCCTTTAATCCAAACCAAATCTAAAGGAGGGCTACCACTTGTTACTGATTGCGTTGTGCCATTTCCCGTATATAGATCAGGCGTAAACACACTCGTCCCCAAAGTTGGCACTGCCATCGGGCCTCTACGAATGGCTATGTAGATGTATGTACCGCTGCCAAATCCAATTTGTGTAAATCCTGTTGGCTGTGGGTTTATGTAGTTGTTTCCGGGCGAGTTATTTTCTGCGCCTGATGTATTAGGGTTTAACAAAGAGTCATCCCCCATTGTCAGTCCGCGCATATTGTCAAATAGCAGCCAGTCGTCTACGCTATCTGTTCTTTTTATAAGCACCCACTGAGGCTCATAACCAAGACTTACCAAAGACCCCATAGATGCACTAAACGACCCACATGAAATCACATTGTCTGTTCCGCTTAGGCCAAAGCCTCCTGCGTTGTGGGCGAATAGGTAGGCTACGTATGTGCCACCATTTGAGTTTACTGGCGCTGCACTTTCAACAGTAAAAGTTGTACTGGTAGGGCTAGAGATGTAAGGATATGTACTGGCTGCGCCCGTAGAATTTAAAAGAATATAGTCGTTTGTAGCAAGCGACCTATGGTATACCATCCAATCCTGCCCAGAAGCACTGGTCTGTTTAACAATAATGCACCCCGGCACACTTCCAAGATCGTGTGCCACTGTCCGGCCAGCGGTTCCATTCCCCGTATACGTCACCACATCAAAGAACTTGGGTTGCTTGCGGAATGTCCATGAGACGTAAGTTCTTCCGTTAAAGTTTTCATTGCCTGACACATAACCAAGCGCGTACCCAGAAGATGTAAAGGCGGTTACATCGCTGTTTGATTGAGCATCTGTATTATTTGAATTAAGGGCATTATTCGCCCCTCTAACCGTGTCGGTTAGTTCATGCGTCCCCGTTGTAGACCGCACTTTTCCCCAAACTAACCCGCCGTTGGTAGACAAATCAATCCCGTTGGTGATTGTCTGAGTAGAGCCATTCCCTGTATACAAATACGTGCTAAACAAATTCTCGATAAACGCATTGGGGTTGACGTTACCCGCTGTAGGCCATTGACCTAGTTTCTGCCAGTAAGCCTGTTGCTCAAGCGTCCACACACCCGGTGCAGTGCTGTCTGCGTATGGGCCTGATGGCGTTGGTGCGGTCTTGCTGATTATGCCGCCGGGGTATTTTGAACTCATGTTGTACCTTTAAGCGATAGCCAAGAAGATGAAAGTTCCGCCGTTTGCATTGATGGCGGCTGGTGCAGTGGATGATATTTCAAACCCAGTTGCGGCGGTATCTACGTAGTCGGTATTGGTTACTTCAACGGCTGGGCTATTTAAAAGCAAATACGGGTCGTTACCAGCAACAATACCACGGGCAGAATCCCAAACGTACCAGTCGCCAGTTGAGTCCGTGCGTTTAATCATTACAAACCTTGACCCTGCCGCAAACCCACAGTTAATAGTTTGAGTTGTTCCAGTGCCGGTATACGAGCCAACTTTGGAAACACCTGCGCAGGTTGCAAAGAGGTACGCTACAAAAGTACCACCATTAAGATTTACCCCGCCTGCTGTGTTAACCGTAAATACAGAGCTTGTGGGGGCAGTATTATTCCAAAAAGTTGATGACGTAACTGCGGCATCTGGCTGATTTAAATAGAAAGCTTGTGTTGCCCCCAAAGCGGAACTGTATACAGCCCAGTCTGTCCCCGTTGTACTCCGTCTTTTAACAATCATTAACTCAGGCACTACGGTTAAGTTATGCGTCACAGTCCTTGCAGAACCCGTACCCGTATAGCAAACCTCATCAAAGAAGCCGGGGGCGCGTCCAAAGTTCCAATAGACTGTGCTGTACCCACTATAGCCAGAAGTAGTTTGGAATCCTGTGTTGTTCCAAAGACGAGTCAATCCACCAGTGGTTGATTCTCCGTCATCGGTGTTAGTTCTAAGCCAAGCACCACTTTCCGCTTCTGTGCTACTAACGCCTTGCAATCTTGAGCGCAAGAAGTTTGAGTCTTCACCAGTCCTCCAACGAACAATCCCCATGTCAACAGGGAATCCCGTAGTGTTTACTGTGCCTGTTGTTGCGCTGTTTGTAATTGGGCTAAATACGGTTGTTGCACTCGTAGGCACTTTCATCGGGCCACGGCGGATAGTGATATAAATGTAGTCACCAACAAGACCAAAAGAAGAATTTAATTGAAACCCTGTTGCGGTTGGGAAAAAATATTCGCTCCCTGTATATATATCTTCTACTTGTGTAAGATTTGGATAAAGTTGCGCAACTTGTTTTTGCGCCCATCCACGCATATTGTCGTACACGTTCCAGTTTTGACTAGCGTCTGTTCGTTTCCACAAGATGTATTGCGGCTCATACCCAATAGTCACAGTTGCATTGCCAGAAGGTGCTGAGAACGACCCACAAGAAATCACATTATCAGTACCTGATGTACCAAACCCACCTGCGTCATGGGCAAATAGGTAGGCAATATAGTCGTTACCAGCACCATTCAAATTTGTTGTAAATACAGAACTTGTAGGCGTGGTGTTTCCCCAAGTAGTATTGGTTTCTTGGGCTTGCGTTAAGTTTAAATACATCCCCTTTGTATTGCCAAGTGACCTGTGGTATACAGCCCAATCATTTGAGGTTCCAGTGGCTCGGGCAATAATACACCCCGGCACAGAGCCAAGGTTGTGGGCTATCTGTCGGTTGGATACATCGTTTCCACTCCAAGTCACAATATCAAAGAATTTTGGTTGCTTTCTGAACGTCCATCCAGCATATAAGGCTCCGGTACTGTTGACGCTACCAGCGGCTCCCAATGAAAACCCGTCAGTATTAAAAGATGTAATACGAGTAGTTACTGATGTTTCGTAAGGGTTTATTGAGTTTGATTGAAGATAATTACTAGTGCCGCCAACTGTTGTTGCTAGGTAATTACCGCTGACAGCGCCATCCCTACGTTTAATCCAAACCAATCCGCCGTTGGCAGATAAGTTAATGCTGTTGGTAATTGTTTGAGTAGAAGCATTACCCGTCCAAAGATACGTGCTAAACACTTCCTCAACATAGTTAAGTTGAACAGGGGTTACGCTATTAGATGCCGCGCTTGCGGGGCCAGTGCCGCTTGCATTGGTTGCTCTAACTGTGAACGTGTAAGGCGTTCCTTCAGTTAAGCCCGATACCGTGATGGGAGAAGATGCGCCTGTGCCTGTCAGACCGCCGGGGCTGGATGTGACTGTGTAGCTTGTGATGGTCGCAGGGATGCCTGCAAAAGTTGGAGCCGTAAAAGCAACGGAAACGGATGTTGCACCTAAAACCGTAGCTGTACCAATCGTAGGAGCGCCGGGCGCGTTAGGCCAGTTGCCTGCGCCGTTGGCTTGCATCACTGCCTGCTCTGTCCAAATTCCAGAATAATTAGGCATTGTTTGTCCTCAAGCTATCGCTAAGAAAATGTAAGTACCGCCAACAGCGTTTAAACCTGCTGGCGCGGCGGCTGTCACTTGGAAGCCTGCGGCTATTGAATCAACGTAGTTCGTTCCGGTGACTTCAGCATCTGTAGTGTTTACATACAAATAGGGGTCGTTACCTGATGTAATTCCACGTGCGCTGTCATACGTCCACCAGTCGCCTGTAGAGTCCGTGCGTTTAATAAGTATGAAACGAGCACCTGTAGTGAACCCGCAAGCTATTGTTTGCAGTGCGCCTGTGCCTGTGTAGCTCCCTACTTTGGAAACACCAGCAACTGTGGCAAATAGGTAAGCCACCACCGTATTGGTGTTTGATAGCAAAACCCCATTCAAATTGCTTATCGTGGTGCTTGTTGCTTGGGCAAAGGCTGTTAACCCATTACCAGTGCCAGTAAACGCCCAAGCACTAGGATTATTAAGTTGCCCAACACCGTTTACATTGGCACATACCCACCAAGAATCTGCCGCATTTCTTGTTTTATAAATAACCAACTCTGGAGTAACACCTAAGTTGTGTGCAAGGGGGACGCTACCGCTTACAGTAAAACAAATCTCATCAAAGAAGCCGGGAGCACGTTGGAAGTGGTAATCAATGTATGTCTCTCCGCTTGTGTTAAACGCCCAAGCAGAAGAATCTGCGCCAATTGATACGCCGTTATTAGGAAACGCTAAAGCAGTGTCAGCATTATCGTTTTGTGTCGCATTGTTGTATCGTTGAAGCGACATAAGTGCTCCACGCAATCTATCAAAATTCTGGTTATATCCAGTTCCGTTTCTTCGCTGTATCCAATAAGAGTCGGTTGCAAACCCAGATACAGATGTACCTACCGCACTAGTACCTGTTCTTGTCACAGGAGTAAACACACTCGTACCCACAGTTGGGGTTGCCATTGGGCCACGGCGGATGGCTATGTAGACAATGTTTGTGCCCGCTAGTAACGAAGAATTTGTAGTAAACCCTGTTGCGTTTATGTTTATGTAATTAGAGTTTGTTACTTCAGCCGCAGTTGAATTTGACAAAAGTACAGCTTGATCGCCCCCAACAGGTAAACCACGCATATTGTCAACTATGTACCAACTTGAAAAACTATCGGATGTTTTAAACAACACCCATTGCGGCTCATACCCAAGCGTTACTTGTGGATTGCCTGTGTTTACCACACTCCCGCATGAAATTACATTGTCTGTACCAGTCAGGCCAAAGCCTCCTGCGTTGTGAGCAAAAACATAAGCCACGTATGTGCTACCAGAGGCGTTTACAACCTCGTCATTTCCAAGACTAAAAACTGTGCTTGTAGGGGTAGTGCTGTTCCAAAAGAATGTACTGTTTGATACATCGTTGTTGTTGTTCAAATCAAGGTACTGCACATTAGTTAAACTTCTGTGGTAGACAGCCCAGTTTGATGTTGTGTTTGTGCGCTTTACAATAATGCAACCCGGAACACTTCCAAGGTTATGTGCAATTGTGCGGTTTGCTCCGTTTCCAGTCCAAGTTACAACATCAAAGAACTTAGCTTGTTTTCTGAATGTCCATGAGGTGTAAGTTTTACTTGTGCCGCCGTTTGTTTCTCCGTCTGTGCCAAGAGCAAAACCTGATGTAGTAAAAGCACTTACTCGATTAGCATCATTTACTGATGCGTCAGCACCATTAGGTCTTAAAGCATTAGGAGCGCCCCTTGCAGTATCAACTAACACATGGGGTTCACCAGCAGTGTTTCTACATTTAATCCAAACTGCCCCACCGTTATCAGAAATGTTAATGTTATTGGTAATAGTCTGTGCAGAGGTTGTGCCTGTGTACAAGTACGTGCTGAACACATTCTCAATATAGTTAACAGCGGGAGTTACGCTATTAGATGCCGCGCTTGCAGGGCCGCTTCCATAGGCATTTGTTGCCACTACAGTAAATGTATACGCTGTGCCATTGGTCAAGCCGCTGACCGTAATGGGAGAGGATGCGCCCGTCCCAGTGATAGCACCGGGAGACGAGATAACTGTGTAGCTTGTGATTGCCCCGCCACCCACATTGGCAGGCGCAGTGAATGTCACAGACGCAGAACCAGCACCCGCAGTGGCAGTGCCAATAGTAGGCGCATTAGGTACTTGCAACCCGTTGTATGAGGCTGTAAGAATGGCGGCTGGGTAGCGTCTGGACATCTTCTACCCCAATCAGGATATGACTTCGTAACTGATAGTGTATGTAATTCCGCTGGCCGTGCCAGAAGTTACTGTAATAGACTGATCTTCCATCAAATAAATGGCAGTGGACTTGTCCGTCACAATCAATGAAGCACTGACAGGTACGGATATGGTTGAGGCCACTGGGTAGCCTGTACCGCCGCTAGGAGCAGAGCCGGGAGCAACGCCGCCGTTGGTGTAAATAGACACCGTAGCATTTACAGCCGCAGAGCCACTGACGTTAGCCGCAACTATTTGATTGATCTTCAACACTGTTCCGCTAGAAGCGGCGTTTCTAATCAACACCAGCGCAGAAGTTCCGCCGGGTGTGAGGTATGTAGTTGTGCCTGACGCTGTGGTCGCGGCGAAAAGATTTGGATTTGCCATGATAGTTCCTTAAAAGCCAAAGACCATTGCGATAGCCGTTGCTCTCGCTTGAGATACACCAGAAGCCGCAGGTGCAGCAGATGTCCACGTAGTGCCGTTAGACACCAAAACATTACCGGTTGAGCCGGGCGCAACAAAGGTTGGAGTTGATGCACCATTACCTAGAATCACGTTGTTAGCAGTCAAAGTGGTTAGACCTGTACCGCCTTGGTCAACACCGAGAGTTCCAGTAGACACCAAGTTCTTACTGCCGTTTGTAAATACGGGCTTGCTGGCTGTTAGTGAAGAATCAATGAAGTCATTGGCTGTCAGCGTTGTACCGTCAAAGGTCAAGTTAGCAGAAGCACCAAATGAACCAGAGCTATTGAACTGAACCTGTGTATTGGAACCTGCCGCAGAGCCACCGCCTACATTAACAAAGTCAGAACCGTTCCAAGCAATGATTGCCCGTGTTCCAGCCGCAACCGTTACGCCAGTCGTGGGAGATGTGGGGCCACCGCGAACCGTGACGGCAAAACCGCCAGACGTATCGTTGATAACAACGTAGGTCTTAGACTGCTTGGGGGTGTTAATGTTACGCGCCGCTGTACGTGCGCCCGTGCACAGAAGAACTGCATACTGAGAGCTTGTAGATGTCAGGCCGGTGCTTGCAGCAGTGCCGGTTGTAAGGGTCAGTGTAACGTCTGCATCTGTTGAAACTGTCTGCGTACCCGCAACAGCAACGTCAACAATTTGGGAAATGGCGTTATTGACTGTGTCGCCCCAAGTACCAGATAAAGTACCTGTGGTCGGTAGCGTCAAGCCAATTAGCGATGTATTTGCCATTTATAGCTCCTACTGAGTAGAAATTTGTGTCCAACCGGGCGATTCCGTTGTATCAACAGCAGCCCAGCCCGGCGTTTGAGGATTGCTGATATTCTGCCATGTAACGCCTTGCGTGTCATCAATAATTTCCCACAAGAATCGTCCGCCATTTGTTTCTGTTATAGCCATCGTTTCCGTTCGGCTTACTTGGTAGTTTGCACCACCAGTATTCGTATCCGTGATTGCAACAGATTCATCCAAAAACTCTGTGTAATACGTCCCTACAGTCGTTCCTTCTGCAATAGCCATCGACTCTACGATGGTCATAATCAGCACAGCCACCTGTGCTTCTGCTATTGCAATCGACTCCGATACATTACCCAAGAATGTAGCAACCGCTGCCTCTACACTCACAATCCCTAACGAATCCGACACACTCTCGTTGTAACTTGTCTGCGCGGCCTCATCATCCGTTATAGCCTGAGACTCTGCTACGCTTTCGTTGTAGCTGGTAATTGCCGTATTTGCGTCAGCAATCGCCATTGTATCCGTCACAGAACCCGCAAATCCAGCTACAACGGACTGGTCTTCAGCAATAGCGGCAGACTCATCTACTGCCACATTCATCGTCAGAGCTACAGTCTGAATATCCTGAATGCCTTCTGTCCCACTCCACGACCCAGAACCCCAAGCATCTTGACCCCAAGCCGTACCGCCAGTCAGAGACTCCGTAATACTTACTTCAATCAACAACCCAGCCGCAGGTGAATCAGCAAGTAGGGCGGTTTCTGTAACGCTGACAGGGAAAGTTTCTCCCCCGCCCCATGCGTTCTCACCCCATGTGCCGTCACCCCAAGCTAACGCCATATCAAGTCAATGTTAATGTGTACGTTACTGCAATTGTGTCGCCGTTAACAACAGCTTTAGAACTAGAGAAATCGCCAGCAGAAAACAATGTGCCCGTGGTTGAGTCTTTAGTTGCGCTACCGCCAATGTTGATAAAGCAACCTGCCACCGTACCTGTGCTGGTCATAGAGAATGACACGGCAGAAGACGTAGCCTTGCTAGAAGCGGCGGCGGCGCTGAATGATGGTGTAGGGCGGTTGCCAGAATAAGCAGGAGCGTTAGTGCCACCCACCTCTAACCAGCTTGCGTGAGAAGCCTGTGTGTCAGCGGCTACGGCTGTACCTGTACCCTTTAGACCCATTACAACTGCGCCAGCGGCTGAGTTACCAAGGATGGTATCCAAGGTCAAGTTCTTACCAACAGTCACAACCAAGTTCTGGATGGGTTCGTCCCACTTGATAAAGCCATCCGCGCTGTAGCAAACAGCATGGTAGTAACCCTCGATAGCCATTTGTTCCGATGGCGTAGTGTTGTATTTTGTAACTGCGGCTACTTGGTCGGTAGCGGTCATTTTGTCCAAGCTCATGGGGGGCTCCTTATGCAATGCGAAGAATCGCGGTACTGTACGTAGATGTGGGGAACTGCACAACAAACGAGTTGGCAGACGTTTTATCTGAACCAAAGTCCAAGACACAAATAGAAGCGGTGTTGCCGCCACCCAAGTCTTTGTAGATCAAAGCACCACGGGCGGTGATTGCACCTGTCCAAGTCACGTTGGCAAACGACCAATAAGCCGCAGCCGTAGAGCCTGTCTGGTTACCTAGCGTTGGAACTTGGGTGATTGTCAGGGTTGAACCGCCAGCCGCGTAGCTCCCACCAGACGCCTCACCAGAAGTTGTGTACGCCGTAGTGTCAGGGCCAAGATTGGCCGCGCCTGTGTACAGCGCGATCTTGTACGAAGTGTCGCCCGTATTGCTAAAACTGAACGAGCCATTGGCCAGCCCAGTCTTAAACGTATTGGTTGCGCCTTGGGTCAATGACATATCAGGTTACTTTCTGACGGAACTGACCAGAGCGATAAGCGTCTTGACGCTCCATACCGTCGCCCAAACGTTTTGCCAGCGCCATTGCTTCCATGTACTTGCCGTTGTAAAGCTGCATCATGTCAGCCTCACCCTTCATGTAGGTATAAGCCTCAACCAACGAGCCATACAAAAGTACGGAGTCAAAATTATCACCAAGCCACGTCGTACCCGCAGTCACAATAGACTCAGGGTAATAGTAGTAATGCAACTCAACGTTGTAATTTGAGTCTGGCGTTGGGCCTAAAATGAAAGTTAACTCAGCATCATTGGCTGACTGAGGGCCAAACAAAGCGTAATAACGCGGCAAACCAGTGTCATCTGCTTGGGGGTAAGACTGACGGATAAAGTTAACGTCTTTGTTAAGCAGGTATTCGTAGGTGCCGGAAGCCAATGTTCCGTCTACCACAGCAAACGAATATACGGCCAAAAAGTCGGACGGACACGAAACATACTTATTGTTTATTGTAGTCACGCCTGTGACGTTCTTACGCAAAGACGGAAACTGTACGTTGTTGTAAATACGCTGCTCAGCCTGCGTAACGAACACAGGGATATTAGCCACGAAATCTGCTTCCGTGTTCTCCGTGTACGCTTGAATAGCAGAGCTAAGTGCGGCGTAATTCATGCCATTGGGCCTCTTGCCATCACACCTTTAGTCGCAGCGCCTGTGCCGCGAATCTTGATGCCAGATGTTTTAGTGCCGGGGTAAGGGTTGCTACGCTCGTTGGCCAACGACATGTTGGCTTTCAAGGCTTCCTTGACCGGCATCTGGCCAACAATAACTGTTGGTTCTTTCTTGGGTTGTCTGTATGTAGCCATGATTAGCCTCCACGACCAGCAGAACGCTGGTTCATTACCTTGGCCATACCGCGACCGTACTTCAGCATGTCGCTGTTAGTCTTTCCGCCAGCCTTCATTTTAGTCATGGGCTTGCCGGGGTGCATAGCTTTTTCGTGCTTGTGCACAGCCTTGGCTGCGGTCTTTTTGTCTTGGGCTAAATCTTTCTTGTCCATGTTCGACTCCTTATGTCGTTGCAACTGTTACTGTACCAACTTCTACGTTCAAAACCAAGTAATTTAACGTCAAAGCCTCATCAAAATTACTTGACCCACCAACAGGGTTCCAGCCCCACTGGTAAATCCTACTACCCTCAGACGGCAATCCTGCCGCATCTGTAGACGTGCTGTTTGTCAGCGCAATCTGCAAGCCTGTATTACCAGACTGGTAGTAGCTCGAATCGGGACGCGGATCGCGCAGACCTTGTGGGTCATCCACAGGGTACATACCCAACTGCAACTGCGGCTGATCGGGATCCCAACATGTCCTACAAACCA